TGAGAATATTGATCGCCCTCGAATGGAAGAACACTAGCATAACCCTGTGGTCCATACAGCCCCATTGATCCTGCACCTACATTCATAGCCCCTGCAGTATAAGGTAGAATATCCTGCAAATAAGTGGCTTCAGAATCTTGCATTAAGTTTGTTGCTCTTCCGCCCATACCAAACTCATATGCTCTTGACATAGCATCTTCCTGATTGGGGTCAAACCCAACAAGACCAGGGGCTATCTGATTTATAGCTTGCGCCTGTGGGCTCATAGTTTCAGGAGCACCGTAGAAACTAGGACTAAATAGATCCGAAACATAAGCGTCCTCTACCCTTCCCAGTCCTGCTTTAATGAAATCTTGTTGTGGACCCCATGGGTCAGTACGGGTATAAGTTGTTTGTGTTCCACCTGCCATAATCTTTCTCCGTTATAACTATCTTAGGTTAAACCAGTCTTCGTCCTTCACCTGTGAGGTAGGAATCTGGACTCGACCGACTAAAATTTGATCTAAGCCTCTACCTTCTTCATCTTCACGATAGTCAAAAGGATCTAGAAGACTAGAGTAATGTGGATATAAATGAGGATTCGTTGTGTAGGTAGGCCAAACTTGAGGTGTCCACCCTGCTCCAGGATCAACATTTGTTGGTAGATATCTTGCATCCTCCCCAGTATTCTCCCCACCTTGATATGGATTACCCCAATGGTAGATAGGATAAACAAATGTATGACCTGCATCTGGTAAATCTTGATTGTTATCGTCGTCACCAGTATAAGTTAAATCTGCAGAGGGCCACCCACTTTTATCGGCAACAAGTCTATAAGTAGGGTTGATTATAAGGGGTGATCTTGGTGGTGCCATCCACTGAATATCAGGAGGGGTCCAATCTAGCAGACTATCTCCATGACCTGTGTACATCTCTTGAGTTAAACCTGGTGCTAGTCTAGCCATTATTGAATCCTCTGTTTTAATTCTTTAGTTATAACCATATATGAATGATTCCAATCTTTTAGTTTTCTTACCATACCCTTTCTAGTCCACGCTTCTAATGCAGTACAGCCAGTTTTCAAGGCGAAGCCTTCTATCATATCTAGGAACATGTACCATTTGTCTAAACCGCTACCATCCTTTCCACCTAGAGTAATCACTCTTAATACTCTCTTTCTTGGGTAAGATATAACCTGTGTTATCATTGCTGCGATTACTTCACTATGCTCCATTGCTATCCATAATTGCATAGCGTTATTCATTAACTGCTCATACACATCACTGGANATTAACTCACCTTCAGAATGCTTTAAGGCTATATCAATTAATGATTCACACTCATCCCATACAAGATCAATATCATCATTGTTTACTAATACAACCTTAACCGAGTTTGATCCAAGATCCTGGNCTTCCTTTCTTGAAATAGTAGATTCCTTCCCCGCTTCCAGGGTCCCAGTTTGTCCCGTCTGCGTATCTAACGTCACCTTCTCTTGGTCTTTGTGGTTCGGCATGTGTCCTCTCTAATCTGAATGTTGCCTGATTATATATGATGTCACCTAATCTCTGAAGTTCATTAATAAGATAGATNCCTAGATCTTCTTTATCTAATGGTAATGGCCCTGGTGTATAATGAATGACAGACTTTACTACTCTGTCTGAATATGTAGCCATCAGTAAGCCCTGCTTCCTCTATCCCCAGCGTTCTTAACATCTAATGTGTAGCCATCAAGTCTCCAAGTCTGATCTCCTGTTGATTCAAACTTGACACCTATATATTTTCCTGTTACATTAAAGGATGCTCTAGATTGTGTGGCTGGATTAAAAACTACTGGGCCTTCCCATGTAATAGCTTCTTCCGTAGACATCTGGTGTCCCACGTAAACATTAACAGTTGAATCTGTTGATCCAGACATCATTGGGTATACTGCTGTTACCCTCTTAACCATGTTCTGATTAGGTTGACCTTGAGCATCTATCGTTAATCCTGTCCTCTGCACGTAGCTGGTCATATCAGTGGTGTCAGACTTATTGCCAGCATTATCTCTATAAATCTTAGTATTAGTTGGAGAAGCCATATTCAAGCTCTTACCAGCTAAGTTAAAGTAAGATGTAGAAGCAGACTCATTCCAGTTTAAAGTATCTGTAGCCCATGTGGATGTTGCTGCGTTCCATGACCCAGGAGCTAGAGGATTACCCTCTGTACCAAATTCAATGAAACCAACATTAGGAAGCTGGCGTAGAGCAAAAGTATTATTGCTCCAATTCCAAATAAGAGCCTTATCACACTGGGCATTAGTAACATTAGCTGACGATACATAACAAGCCCACATCTCTGTTTTATTGTAGTCAGCCGTAACAAAACATTTCTCAAATTCATCACCATTAATGTCATTAAATATAAAGTCTCTCATCTGATGAGGAAGAATAGATGTGAGTTTATCTCCACTATTAATATACATATCTCCATATGCCATTACAAAGTGACCACCATCAAATTCTCTAATACAATTCTTTGAAAGAGCACCAACATTTGGAGATAGCTGTGTGAATGAAAAAATAAAAGGATTACCCACATAACTCATCTTATAAGTAGAGTATTGTTTGTAGATCATAAATTCACCGCGTAATGGCAAACCGTCTACTATAGTACCTTTGCTGTCTTCTATGGCATACTCACCAGCGTCTACTGTAGCCAGAGTCTCATCCCATGAGCCAGGCACAGCCTGTGTTGCTGCTGCTGTAGACCACTTAACAAGGCTCGTATAGGGTACACTTGACTTCGTTACATTCAAGGCTATCAAGAAGGACTTAAACGCTCTTAATGACTTACACTCTGTGCTAGCTGGCCAGTAAGTGAGGTCTGCCATCTTAGTTGAAACAGAGGGTACACCAGCAGTTAATGCCCAAAACTGTGGGTCATCATAACCATTGCTCATTACTAATATACCACCTAAAACTGTGGCTGTCCAGTTCTCTCTAGCTGTCGCAGAATAATCTCCACCAGATGTTCTAGTAATGTCAGTCCATATTATTCCATTATGAACATATATCTTAGTTAATCCCCCTACTATCCAGTAGTTAGCACCACCTGCCTCTAGGTTAGTAATAAAATATGGGTCTATAGGGCATGAACCCATTACCTCTAAGTAGCCTGGACTCTTCTGTATTGCGTTATGTTCTGCCCTTATATTATTACCTTCTGTCCACGCATTAGGTGGCAGTTGCCAAGGATTTATATCTTTGACAATACCATACTGACCTGCATTAGTTATGGGAACTAGACTCATACTTTAGGATAACGCACTTTTATTCCTGCTACTTTAGTCTGCCACGCTTCTAAACCATTTTCCGTTATAAATTCTAATTGGTCTTGCCAATCCCCATAAGCATTCAATCTTTTTTGCTTGTAGGATAACTCTTCCTTTACCCAATTTATCTCCCAATGGTCAGTCTTCCACACAGCTCCACTATTTACATACGTATAAATTTTAACACCATCACTATCATTTAGTTCATCGCTTGGGGGTGTCTCTGGATTTGTAAAATCACCAGATATTAATTCAGACTCTTCTTTGGCTTGAAGCTCCCACTTTTGAGTCCAAGAGCCATCCGCTTCTTTTACCGGGCCAACTTGGATAGCCTTGTGTCCAGGGCTGCTGGGCATTTCTGCATGCGTTACCTCTACCACACCAAATGTATCCCTAGTTTCTTTTGCATCCAATGCTTCCTTAGGAAAAGATACATTAGGATTATCTGATCTTAAATTTCCCTGACTGTAGGGCCATTTAATTATTGTTTCATCTTTAATTTTTGCATAAGTGAGCATTATTTTTCTCCAATATTAATTGTCAATTTGTGCGGTATGAACGCCTCCAGCACCGCCATTTCCGCCGACCTGATTTGCGCCAGCGCCTCCAGCGCCTAGAGCAGCAGTAATAGATCCTGAGTTAGACAAAGTTCCACCATATAAGGCCATTAATGCACCACCCCCTGTTCCTCCGCCACCTTGAAGGATGCCAGTTCCGGAAGTGGCACCTCCTGCTACACCATCACAAGTTAACTTTCCACCGCTTCCAATTGTTAAATCGCCCTTCACAATTAGCCAGATAAGTCCACCGGAACCATCACCACCATCATATCCTGTGTCTAAAGCATTTGCTGTTTTTGTTCCTCCGGGATTTCCCGCGCCACCGCCTGATGCTCCTCTGAAATTATTATATGTATAACCTATAGCATTTGAACCAGCACCCCCATAATCTCCACCAGCGGCCACTGTTTGCCCCCCACCCATTGAATAATTACCGGCAGCACCAGACCCAGCACCACCAGAAA